AAGTAACCTCTATCACAATCAAAGAACTCACAAAATTTAAGTTCATTTATTACACTTACTGCATTTACACCTTTTTCATATTTTTGTATTTGCTGAAAAGTAACATTAACTGCATTAGCAACCTTTGTCTGAGTATAGCCACGCATTAGTCTCATCTTCTTTAATTGCAATCCATAAATCTTTCTCAAAACTTTTTCGTTTTGATCTGCTGAAACACCAAACATATTTAAGTTAGGTGGAATCAGATGAGTTATTTCTGCAATCTTATCTTGGTTTTTTAGGTACATAAAAACCCCATTCCTTTCGTTCTCTCTCTGTCAATTTATTGAATTGACCTTGCCAACAAGTCCGACAGAGTAACGACTCGTTGAAAAGGGTATTGCCTACAAACCATGCTAATTTATCTGTTTCTGTAATAAAACATCTAGCACATCTATAAGCTAATTTTTTTGTTTGTATTGTTAGTTTAGGCATTTATTTGCTCCTGAAATGGTATGTTTCTTTTAACTTTTTTTAATTGCATACCAAAAAGTTTTAAATCAAATATTGCTAAATCATTATCATCTGAATTATATCTAATATGAAATGTCCAACCTTGATCTACTAATTTATATCCATCAGGGTCATTCATAATAATTTTTGGAATTGAATCTAATCTGTGTTCTTCACACATAATAGTAATTACTTTTTCTTTAACAGATTTTTCAAATTCAACATACATAAAAAAACCATTTTTATTTGGTTTTATATTTGTCATCCCAGCATAATATAAACAATAAAAAGTTTTACATAACTCAGGTCTTTTTTCATAAATTTTACAACCAACACCAATCTCACAATGATTGCACCATTTATATTGAGGTTTAAAATTTTTTATATAAGGAAGTTTGCAACACAAATTACAATCTCCACACTCTCTCTTTTGCATTAGTTTATATCCTTTTTAGTTTTTTTAATCATTCTAAAACCACTTGCATAAGGTCTTGGGTCATTAAAAAATTTTCCTGATTCTAATACTTTATAACCTTTTGATTCAGCAAATTTTCTCATATCATCTCCCATATCAAGTTCTAAAAATCTAAAGATATTATTAATACCTTTTTCAGTTAATTTGACCCAAAGGTATTTTTTAACCTTTTTAATTTTAACAAAACCAAGCCTACTTAATTTGTATAGTTCAGCATAAACAAGTAATTTTAATTCTTCTTTAGGAGTGAACATACCAATTAAAAGGTTTTTGGTTTTATCATTATGGATTGTTTCTAATATTTTATGAACAATTTGAACTGCTGAGATTTCACAATAATAAGTATTATTATTTCTTTTAAATCTTCTATCTAATTCAAAAAATATTCTTGATGATAGATAATTTATTGCTGGTTTTTTAGAATTACTTGCTAATAAACCAACAACAAAGTTTCTCTTATCTTTAGAAGCATTTAAAAATCTAAATTTTCTCATATCTCTCTCCTTTAATTTAATACCGAGTGTCCACGATTCACAAGACATTTACGATATATTGATTGATGTTCAGTTTCAGCTTCAACACTTCCTATCCAATAAATAATATTACCAATGAAGTCGGTATTATTATCTGCAATAGTTTTACAATGTTGTAAATCATTTGTAATTTCTTTTGCTTGGTCTGTATTGAAAGTTCCTGATTTTCCAGCAGTATCAATTATTGGATTGTAGGCACACCCATTTAAAAAGCAGACAAGGGTTGCGATTAAAAGTAAGTTTTTCATAACTATTTATCCTCTCTCTTTATACTGTTGCTGGATGATATTTTATTTGGTGCATCTTCCAAGCAACTTGTTTCTTTTGAAACCTCAGTTTCTTTAGCTTTTCCAACAAGTCTTGTTCTCTCACTATCTGCTTGTCGTACTTCGCTTGAAGCTTCACTATTTGCTTTTGCATCTAGTTTCTCCTTTACAAAGTTTTCTACCTCTGCCACAGGTGTTTTGGGATGAAATATAACCCCAAAATCTTTATACACTTCTTCTAGCAAATTATATGACTTATTTCTAGTCTTAATTGATAAAATTAATTTAGTCATTTTTGCTTTCCTTTTTGACTCTAAGGACATCAACTCGTACTCCAAGATTTGGTATTTTTACAATCTTTACAGAAAGCATTTCATCATCTTTTAATTTTGGTGTCTCTGTTTCGATACCATAATCAATAGCTTGTTGAATTACTTTTTCTGCACCGATTTTAGCATTATGTTTTTGCATTTCTTTAATTGCTTTAGTAAGCAATTTAGATTTAACATCTTCTTTTGACATTACTTGTCTCCTTTTAGGTTATTGGTCAGGTTTGATTTATAAGCCTGAAATTTTGCGTCTCTCTCTTTTTGCTTAACTTCAGACTTTAGAGTGCTAATCTCACTTTTAAGATCAACACTTGATGGTGCTTGAACAGGCAGACCACTCTTGTCAAACCATCTGTTATCCTCTGTAAAACTATATGTCTTACCTGAGAATTTTTTTGTTTGAATAGCACCTTTATATTCTGTGCCATCCTTTTGAATTAAATAAACTTTACCATTTAATCTTTGATATAATCTATCAATCCATTTATCATTCATAAAGTTTGATATTACTTGATTATCCATTTGCTCTCTCCTCTTAGGTTATTTGTTTTTTTCATTATGCTCTCTCTTTTATTTCTTCTTCTGTAAGTTTTCTAACAGAAGATGGTTTGTAGTTTCCAATAAATGTATCGTCTTTGTAATAATCTCTTGTTAAATTTTCACACTTAATTCTTTTAGGTGTAAATCCAACAACTTTACCTAAGACCCAACAGTAAGCATCAACATCACTTTGTTTAATCCAAACTAAATCATTTATTTTTAACATATAAGTATTATGTTCATACTTTCGGTTGAATTACAACCCCTAAAATAATGGCTTAAAACCTAGTTTATTTAAGATTAGATACAACTAAAACGATAATATTTAGTGTTTTTCGAATCAAAGCAAATCAGTTATAAATGATTCGTTATGATATTTATAAATTTTATGATAGAGAATAATTAATGCGTAAGCAGTCAAAGTATATTTTTTTCATAACAAATACTTTTAGGTTATGTGTTGGGCAGTTCTCTCTCTCTCTACTGCCCAGCACTTTAAAAAAGTTTAAACTATGGATGAAATACAATCATTAAAAAATATTATAGATTCTAAAGAAGCTGAAATAACTGCTTTAAGAAGTATTAATGATGAACACAGAATATTAAATGGAAAATTAAGAAAAGAAATAGATCAATTAAAATTATCGAATATTAAAGATGTTGAAGATTCAAAAAAAGAAGCCGACAAGCTTATGATAGAAAAAATTAAAAAGTATGAAAAAAAAATTAGACAATTAAAAAAAGATGCAAAGGAGATGTTGCAATATCCGTGATTATATTTAACTATCCAATACATAGAAAATATACAAATATAATTTATAAAATTTTAATTGTTATTATTTCTGTAATTGTATTTGTATTGTTAGTATCTTGTAGTAAAATTGATTTTGACCCAACAACAACATCTTTTAAATATTTAATACAAAAGGAGAGCAAATGGAAACAATGAACTTAAATAGCAGAGAAGCTTATAAAAGGATGACAGAAGCATCTAACAAATGGAGTGAGTGGGCTGAAAAATCTATTGTACTTGATGAAGCTAGAAAAGCTATGTTCAGTAAATTATTTTTAAAATATAAATTAGAAACTAAAACTGTTATTGAAGCTGACCATAAAGCTAGAATAGACCCTGAGTATAAAAAAATTATTGATAGTTATGCTTATGCAGAGGGTCAATTAATAAAAGCAAAATTAATGTATAACAATCTTGATCGTTATTTATCTGTTAGACAAACAGAAGTAAAAAGAGATTTAACTCTTGCTGGAAAACAAGAGGGATAAAATTCTTTAAGTATCATATGCTCCCTTAAAGATAGACCCATAACCGAGAGGGTATGGGTCGCTTTAATGTTTGGTAATATCTAAATCTTTTAAGTCTGTTGCTTCTGTAATCTTTTCTATTTTAAATTCGTAATTAATAAGTTTTACATCAGGGTATTGGCTCATATCTCTTACAAGATTTTTAAGTTTATGATGATTTGGACTTTGATCTACAAACCTTAAACAAACAAAATGTCCAAATTCATTGTATTGGGATTCTAATTGAAACTCTACTTCTATAATTACTGCATCTATGTCCATCAGGACACATTACTTCTTTTTGTTCCTGTTTAAAACCTTATCTGTCATTTTTGTGCTAAATGTAGCCGTAAAGACGATGATTACAAGATACCATACCGAGTCAGGCAAGTCATTGATTATCCTTACCCATTCTTCAAAGTTTGCTCTAGTGCTTTCAAACCAGCCTGTACTTAACATTGATATAAGCCAGATCATTAATATTTCGTCTTTCCAACTTTTATCTTGGCTTTTAATTCTAGTTATATCTACATCTTTAGCCGCTTCTATTTCTGCGGCTCTTATAGTTTTAACCTTTTCAGCTTTATGTTTAAAATGATCTATTGCTTTATTAGCAATCATTTTAGTTAATGGATTTTTTAATAAACCAAATATCATAAATAAGTATTACCTGTTAGCATTAATATTGTTGTCCAATATACCAGAAGAATAGAATAAATTAAATAAGTGAATTTCATGCACCCCTAATATTCCTTATTTTTTATTTTTCAACAATTCTTTACCAAGTTCTGCATAATGAATAATTTTATTGTACTTATCTTCTAAGCTTTCTCCATCCTTGCTTCTAACTGCATATTTCACAATATTACCATCTACAAAGTTAAGCTTATTGGCTAAGATAAATTTTAAAGGAGATATGGGTAATTTATAATGATCTCCTCCGATTTGTCTCTGAGTAGCCTTTAAAAGCCCTCTATGAGCCTTTATCGTACCCTTTTTGTTCTGTTTTATACTATTTTTCCTATCCATTTACCTTTATTGTCTAAAATCATTGGGTATAGCATAGGTTGTCCATTTATGATTGCTCCTGTACCTATTACAAATCTTAACCTAAAATTTTTAGAATATTCAAAAGCTAGACTCGATTGTTTCGTTAGGCATCCACATTGTAAAGACCACACTAAAGAGTCTGGGTTGCTAAAATATTGAATATTAAACTTTGAGTGAAAATGGAACTGACACACATTCTTTCCATACTGCATAGCCAATTTTAAGCCATCTGCTGACATTCCGTGAGTAAAAAAACATTCTGTGCCATCGCTTAATTTAAGATTTAATTCATCAACCCATTTCCATTTATGATCTACTTCTAAAAATTCATTATATGATCTTAGATAAGCTTTTGGCATACCATGTTTTAAAGCTTTTCTATAAATTAATGATGAGTGATTAGAGTGTAATATTAACATTTCAGGAAATATCTTTTTAAGTTCCCAGATGTATTTCTTACTAATTCTTAATTCATCTCCAGCACTTGGTAGATCAGGGTCGCTATCGTGAAATGATAATGCGTGTTTATCTAATTCGTCTCCACCATTAACAATTAAATCTGGTTTAATTTTTTTTTTTAATGCTTTAAGAAAATCAAATGCTTGTGGATGATGATATGGAATGTGTAAATCTGAAATGCAAAGAATTGATTTATAACTCATACAATTAATGCTTGTACTTGTTTTTTTAATATTTGTAAAGTGCTAGACCTTAGCAGAGAGCAAAATCATAATTACATATCCCATAGCAGTAATTAATGAGCCTGTGCAAATTAATAAAATTTTTTCT